TAACGTCTACTTGAATTGGTTGAGTAGGCACTAAGTTTGTTAATCATCACTTTTGGTGATTCTTTTTTTTGAATGGTTGAATTATCTATCTTAAAAAACTTATCAAATATACCCATACTAACTAATCCTAAATACTGCTTTTCCAGAATTATTTTGGAGTGAAGTTATTGCCCAAACCAAAGCGTCAACTCTGTCATCATGTATCTTAGCATTATTACCTGTGAATTGGCACATCTGTTCTTCTAACTCTTTTAAGTCATTACCACAATGCTTGACTCTTGATTGTTCATATAAGGAAACAATAGGTTCACATCTAACTTGCTTACCTCTTGTTGCTCTTACGCTTTGATAAGGAACTAAAGCATCTTGAGTCCTTAAAAGTTTTTCTATTAAGTCTCCACCATTATTAACTTCACTTATTATTCTATCTGCATCATAAGTTTTATACAACTCTATTGCTTTTTTAATCCATACATCAGGAGATGCTATACAACTTGCATCTTTAAGAACATAGAAGTTATTTAACGTATCACGACCTGCAACAATGATACCTGTCTCATCACTATTTTGATTTGATGTGACCGCAGGATCGATAGCTACAACTATTCTTTCTAAGTCAGGTGTTCTTGTGACTCTGTTATTGTCAATCATGTTGTAGTTAAATAAAGCACCATCTACATCTTCTAAAATCTCACCATACAATTCTTGTCGACCAAGCGTTGAACCCTCGTATGTATCCTTATACATTTGGATAGATGATTGTGCTAAGTTGTTTATGTTCTCAAAAGTAGAGCCACGAATAACCTGTACATCTTCTCGCTTGACTAGACTCTTAATGAGTGTGGTAGGTCTTGGTGTTGTTGTAATGATACACTTAGGATTCTGTCCAAGTCTTAACGCCATAATCAAATTGTCAAATGCTTCTGAGTAGTTCCATGATGCTAACTCATCACACCACGCCCTACTTATGTTTATTCCTCTTAACCTGTCATAAGATTCAGCAGGTATGCCAATGATAGTCGACCCATTGTAGAACTCGATAGTAGCATCAGTCTTGTTGTACCCTTTGCCACCATATAACTCTGGTGGGATTAGTTTAATCAATCCACTTTCACCTGAGAACACAACACGTTTTAGATCAGAGTATGTGGGTGCTACGACTGACGTGGTCACACCATCATTGAGTAAACAATACTGAATAAGGTCATAAGCACCAGAGATGGTCTTGCCAAATCCACGTCCTGCTAACATCATGTGAATGTTGTAACTAGGATCGTCAGATATTATCTGCTTGGGTCTTGCCTTGTTGATCCAGTCCGCTATTAGATTCGTTGCTATCTTCTGCTGATAACTTAAACCCTCGAATGTCATGGACAAGTTTTCTGAATTTATCATTTTGCTGTGTTGTGTTTGTAACTTCTAGCACATCTGTCTCCTTCCACTTTGCTTGTGTCTTGAGCCAAAAGATCATTGCAGTTAATGAGTTTTTGTCATTGCCACATGCAATTCTAAAAAGATTTTCTGCAACTTGAGTAGTTGCCTCTGCTTTACCTAGCTTTAACTCTTCACTGTAATACTTATATAAAGTAGGTTTCGATATATTAAGCATGTCGCATATTTGATCATGTGTTATGCCTATGCCAGAAAGCCGATGTACGATCCTTGAGTGTTCTTCTAGTTTATTGATTATTTTAGGCATATATATCTTTTTATATAGTAAAAATAAATCTGTGTCTAGTAAAGAATCATCAAGTGAATCAATACCACAGTCAAAACTATATTTACTAAATCAAATGTAGTCATATCTTTAAGTCCTTTAGTTTATAATATACCCATATTGTGGCACATCAGTAAAAACCTGTCAAACAGGTAAGTAAAAATAAACTGTCAGAACCTTAGTATTATCAACAATTTAAAAAGGATTTTTTTTACTTTTAGCATGTATTAGTGGAATATCATCAATATCTCTAAAACTTCTAGTAGACGTGTCCCAGATTAAATTAAATTCTCCAAGATTACCTTGCACATTCATTTCCCTGACTTTACAAACTCTAAAATCAGTAAAACCCTTATCTACATCCCTGTTGACTATCATAATTGTATCGGATTTATTGAACCAATGACTGCTCCCACTGATGTCATATGCACTAGTCACAACATACCTACCATCTGCTTGTCTGATTTGTTTGTTCGGATGAGCAACCATAAAAGTAATTGTGTTTGTCTCTCTGTTAAATTTTTTGATTTTGCTGATTAGCAAACTTATGTGTTCGT